AAGATGCTAATGACATGCTTAACAAGAAACAATACGAGCAGTTTACAAGAGCATGGTGGGACGCTAAGTTATATACACCCAGCGGTATCATCAGAGTATCTGAAAAGAAAGAAGCGTTCTTTAATCGAGAGAAGAAAGACAGCGTTCCTTACCCTTGGTCTGGTCTCAATAAAAAACTATACGGTATGAGACAAGGAGAGCTAGTAACGCTAACCGGTGGCACAGGATTAGGTAAGTCTAGTATAACGAGAGAGTTAGAACATTGGATTATAAATCAGACAGAAGATAACGTAGGCATCATAGCTCTAGAAGAAGACTGGAAGAGGACAGTAGATGGAGTGCTATCTATTGAAGCAGATGCTAGGTTATATATAGACCACATCAGAGACGAGTATGATAGAGAAACCTTAGAAGAAATGTATGATAAAACATTTAGTAACGATAGGGTTTTTGTCCATGCACATTTTGGAACTAACGATATAGATGCTATCTTTGCTAAGCTTAGATACTTAATCGTAGGTTGTGATTGTAAATGGGTAGTCGTAGACCATCTTCATATGTTGGTGTCCTCTTTAGCAGAAGGTGATGAGAGAAGAGCTATAGACAATATCATGACAAGACTAAGAAGTATGGTAGAAGAAACAGGAGCAGGTATAGTTTTAGTTTCTCACCTTAGAAGAGTTGACGGTAACAAAGGACATGAAAATGGAATTGAAGTATCGCTCTCTCATCTAAGAGGTTCTAATAGTATTGCTCAGCTTTCTGATTGTGTGATTGCTTTAGAAAGAAACCAACAAGCAGACGATGAATTAGAATCCAGGACTACTAAGCTTAGAGTTTTAAAGTCTAGATATACAGGTGATGTAGGTATGGCTACCTCTTTAGTTTATGATGTAGATACAGGAAGGTTATCTGAAACAGACCTAAGTGAATTAGAAACAAACGATGAGGTAATACCATTTTGAAATTAGTATTTGATATAGAGACAGATGATTTAAAAGCTACTAAAATTTGGTGTATCGTTGCTATAGATGAAGATAACATAGTACATAGTTTTAAACCACATGAAATAGAAAAAGGTATTAAATATTTACAAACTGCTGATACTTTAATAGGACACAACATTATAGGATTTGATATTCCGGTTATAGAAAAACTTACAGGAATAGATTTATATGATACTTGTAAAGTAATAGACACTTTAGTTATATCAAGATTAGTTATTCCACATAGAGAAGGAGGACACAGTTTAAAATCTTATGGTCATAAATTAAAATGTCTTAAAGGAAATTCACCAGAAGACTTTACAGAATACAATCAAGAGATGTTAGATTACTGTATTCAAGATGTAAGATTAAATAAAAAACTTTATCATCACTTGAGACAAGAAGCTAAAGGATTTTCAAACGAATCTGTTGAGCTTGAACATGGCGTTGCTAAGATACTAAATCAACAAAGAGAAGACGGTTTTAAATTTGACGAGAAAGCTGCAATGATTCTTTTAAGTTCTTTAAATAAAAGAAAGAGAGAAGTAGAAGATGAAGTTCATAATACTTTTAAACCTAAATGGGTAGACGTTAAAGAAGTAACTCCTAAAATAAAAAAAGATGGTCTCCTTTCTAAACAAGGACTTACTGAAATAGAGTATGAAGAAATATTAATTAGTAAAATCTATTCTCCTTTCATGAGAAAACAATTGGTTGAATTTAACTTAGGAAGTCGTAAACAAATAGGAGAATACCTTATAGATTATGGTTGGAAGCCTAATAGATTTACACCCACAGGTCAGCCTATTGTAGACGAAGCTACTCTTAAAAAGATAAACCACATCCATGAAGCAAACTTAATAGCTGAGTTTTTATTGTTGCAAAAACGTATAGCTCAGATTCAATCCTGGGTAGAAGCTTTGGAAGATGACGGAAGAGTCCATGGTTTTGTTATAACTAACGGTGCTATTACCGGTAGGATGACTCATAGAAATCCTAACATGGCTCAAGTACCAAGCATACATAATCCTTACGGTAAAGATTGTAGGTCTTGTTGGATTGTAGATGAAGGAAACAAACTTGTAGGTATAGATGCAAGTCAATTAGAACTTAGAATGTTAGCTCACTATATGGCTGACGAGGATTACATAAATGAAATTATTAACGGAGACATTCACACAGCTAACCAAAAACTTGCTGGACTTGAATCTAGAGACCAGGCAAAGACTTTCATCTATGCCCTCATATACGGAGCAGGAGATGAAAAAATTGGTAGTATTGTTAAAGGAAACAGAGCAGATGGTAAACAGTTGCGAGACCGCTTTCTCGCTTCTAGCCCTGCATTTAAATCTCTTAAAGCAAGAGTTGACGGAGCGTCAGAAAAAGGATGGCTCAAAGGATTAGACGGTAGGAAAATAACCTTAAGACATAAACACGCTGCTCTAAATACTCTACTACAAGGTGGCGGTGCGTTTGTTATGAAAAGAGGTTTGATTATATTAGATAACATGCTAAAATTAAATGGTATTCCTTTCAAATTTGTAGCTAACATACACGATGAGTGGCAGATAGAAACTGCGGAGAAACATGCGGTGTTTGTAGGAGAAACAGCAGTAAAATCTATTAGAGATACTGCAGATTATTATAACATGAGGTGTCCTTTAGATGCTGAATACAACATAGGAGTAAATTGGAGTGAAACCCATTAAAGAATATAAGTGGAAAGCTGTTAGAGAAAACTCAAAAGGAGAAACAGTTTGGAGACATGACACAGATGAAAGTTTAGAAGAAGCTACAGATTATTTAAATAAAAATAATATAAAATATGAAGTAAAAGAAAACGCTGGTATGTTAAAGATACATTATGAAAAAACTTCTTACGCTTACTATTATACTACAGGTAGATGGTCTCCTTATATTACAGGAAGCTTTCCCAAAAAACATTATCACTCAAAAGGAATAGAAGATTTTATTAACAGATTTATAAAAGGAATAAAAAATGAAGCCCATTAAAGAAGACAGAAAAAAGTTTGACCTGGATTTAGAATACGGAGAAATTAGAGAAGAAAAAATAGCAAAGATGCTAACAGGAAAGAAGATAGAAGTTAAATCAGAACGAGGTATGTGGATGAAGACAGGTAACATCTGTATTGAATATCAATCTTATGGTAAACCTTCAGGCATTAGAGCAACTGAATCAGACTATTGGTTTCATAACCTATGTGTAGGTGACAAAGAATTCTGCACTTTAGTTTTTGATACTGAGATGTTGAAGACTATCGTAGATGATTTAGATACTTTTAAAACAGTATCCGGAGGAGACCATAACGCTAGTCGTATGTTCTTAGTAAACTTACAGAAACTTTTTTCAAGTGATGTTATAAAAGCATTCAAGGATAAATTAGATGAAAACAAATAAAAATCTTGACACATTAGTAGATGACATATATAATATAATATCAGCCCTTCCTAATAACAAGCAAATTGAAATCACAGATGAGCAATTAGATTTGTTTGGAAAAGAAATGGCTGCTGCTTTAAAGCATTGGTCGACTCCTCAAGTTGTAGGAAAGAAAGGTAAACCTGCTTTAAGAATGTCTAACATAGGTAAACCTAGCAGACAACTCTGGTTTGATGTCAACTCAAAAGTACCACATGAAAACTCAAGACCTCCTAGTCTTTACATAAAGTTTTTATACGGACACTTGCTAGAAGTTTTAATGCTTTTCTTTGTAAGACTTTCTGGACACTCAATAGACTCAGAACAAAAACAAATTACAGTCAGTGGTATTAAAGGACATATGGATTGTAAGATTGATGGAGAGGTTGTTGATGTTAAGACTGCTTCTGGCTATGCCTTTAAAAAGTTTCAAGATGGAAGCTTAGCTGAGAATGATTCTTTTGGATACCTATCACAACTTGTAGGGTATGAAGAAGCAGAGGGTACATCTAACGGTGGCTTCCTGGTTATGAATAAAGAAACAGGTGAGTTAGTTTTTCATAGACCTCAAGACTTAGATAAACCTAACATCAAGAACAGAATTAAAAACATTAAGAGCGATGTTAAAAAAGAAACTCCTCCGGATTTATGTTACCCAACTGTTCCAGAAGGAAAGAGTGGCAACATGAAACTACCTAAAGATTGTTCTTGGTGTATTCATAAGTTTGAATGTCATAAAGATTCTAATAATGGTGAAGGATTAAAAGTATTTAGATATGCAAAAGGTAATGTATATTTAACAAATATAAATAAGATACCTAATGTAGAGGAAGTAATTATATGAACGCTAGAAAAACAAAACTAATAAGAAAACAAACTTTGTATATATTATATGCTTGGGTTAAAAGTTTATTGTCTAAAGAAGAAGCAGATAAACTTAACTTAGTAGATGCTTATAGTATGTTACCTACCGAGACACATATTTTTGCTAATGGTCAACTTAGGTTATCAGCTTTTTCTTTTAAATGGATTAATAAAAGAATTAAAAAATATCATAAATTAAATCCTGATAAAAAAATTAATGAGATTGTTTTATCGGACATACATAATGCGTAGAGTTCCTAGAAAACCTAGACCTAAAAAGGTAGACGTTCCAAAAGGATACGATAGTAAATGGGAATATGAAATACATCAGACTATTCTTAAAGATTGGAAACATCATTGGGAAAAGATAGACTACACTATCAACCATAGATATGAGCCAGACTTTGTAAAGATAACTGACGATAAGATTATCTTGTTAGAAGCTAAGGGTAGGTTCTGGGACCATGCAGAGTATAGTAAGTACATACATGTTAGAGAATGTTTGAACGAACACAGAGAGTTAGTGTTCTTATTTCAAAAGCCTTATGCTCCAATGCCACAGGCTAAAGTAAGAAAGGACGGAACAAAAAGAACTCATGCTGAATGGGCTGAGTCAAATAATT